ATTGCTCCACTTTCATCAACACGAACGGATGCTTTTTCTAACATCTCTCCATCCCCGTTGAAATAGTAGTACGCATCACCAATCTTGCGAACTTCTTTAGATACCATGTCACCATTGGATTCAGTGCAATAGTACCATTTGTCGAAGTAACGAATCCAACCAGTTTTCATCTCTCCGACCTCGTTGAAGAAGTACCATTTGCCGTCGATTTTATGCCAACCGACAGCCATATAGCCTCCTGCCTTCAACCAATACCAATACCCTTCATCATCCTTGAACCAAGTGTTCTCAAGAATATATCCATCATTGTTGAATCGGAAGTAATTCCCATCAATCTTCTTCCATGCATTGATTGGATATGTGCCATCTTGATTCTTGAAGTACCATCCAACTGAATCTTGAATCCATCCTTCTCGTTGAACAGGTGTATCCTCTCCATAAGGGAAACGGATATATCCGACCATCCCTGCGTATGATCGCGTATTGTAACGAGCAGGCCCACCAACTTCGAGGAAGTCCCAATTCCCGTCAATATTCTGTTCAATTGTCTTCAGAGTGTAGCCGTCTGAATCTTCGATTACTAGCCCTGTGTGCCCGTAAGGAGAACCAGGAACTTCCATGACGAAAATGTCTCCAGCTTTTGCAGTGACCCCAGGCCCCTCGTATACGACCTCGAATCCTTGCGCAGAAGCAGAATCTAATAAATTAATCGCATTGCCCCAAAGCCATTTTCCAAAGTAATGGTATGCAAGGTAAGCTGGAACATCCGCGCATTGGTAGCCGTAAGCACCATCATTGTCAATGCCTAGTCCGTTGTTTGCTAAATATCTATAAAAGTCTAATACTTCTTGTTTTGTTGTCATTTATACATTCCTCCTTATGTTGTTGGCCATGGGTCGTCTGTAAAATAACTTATATTAGAAACCCTGATGTCTCCGATGTCTTTGTCTGCTGGTATTGGTTCTAAGAATTGGAAACGTAAGTGGTTTGCGTCACCGTAACCCCCAAGATACCATGTACCATAAGGTACCCCATCGTCGTTATATATTGGCCCGATTAATGAAGTCGCTGTTCGGTAACCGTAAGGCATTTGACCATTTGTTAAGATGAAAACTTTCTTTTCACGGTTTCCAGGATGCGCCACGAATCCAAGCCCGCCACGGCGAACAATACCGAACCAACCCCATTGTAAACCTCCAAATTGTAATTGCACAATATCATTAATTCTTCGTGCTTTTACGTATGAATTACCGAGTTTAGAAGCTGTATTTAGGGTTTTCCAACCAGTATCTCCATCTAATACCGCCCAGCCTTGATTCCCTGAAGGGGTTCGTTTAATCCATTTCAAGGCGCCATTTGTCTTAGCAGTGTCAACATAGGTTTGACCTAGTGTGCCTTCGACTTTACCATTCGGCATGCCAGTACCAGTAAGTTCACTAGACGAAGTTGAAGCATTTTGACTAGAAGTTGGTAGATTAACACTTCCTCCACCATCAGATAAGATGAGTGTATTCCCTGATAAAGTCAATTTTTGTGGAATACCCACACCATCACGGCCATTTTCACCTTTTGGTCCGCGTTCACCTTGGATACCTTGTGGCCCTTGAGGCCCAGCAGGTCCAGTCTGTCCGATTGGCCCTTGAAGTCCATCCGCTCCTCGTTCTCCTTGTGGTCCTTGTGGTCCTTGTGGTCCAGGCTCTCCTCGTTCGCCACGCTCGCCTGATTTTAATTGAACGGCTTTTAGCTCGTCTTTAGTCGCGAGTGTTTCCGCTTGAGTTTCCAACGTCTGAACGCGCATTTTTAATACTGTATCGTTATACGGCTGTGGTAGTTCCGTTTTCTTAGCGTATTCTTCTAGGCTCTGATGCTCGGTTAAGTAT